TTGATCTAAGATTTGGGTGTATCTTTTCTCGTACTTCATCAAATCTCTTTGAGATCGTTGAATATTGCTGCTTCATTAGGGCATCCTCAGTCTGAATCTTTGCCTCAGCACCGAATAATTCGTCGGTCGTCATTATGACGTTATCTAGAGAAGTTTTGATTGATGTATCTTCTATCAACATGTCAATGTTTGGATGAAACTTAGTTAATTGTACTTTCCAATAGATAGGTTCCATCATAAAGCCTCGGTGTAGATATGATCCCTGTATTTCATACATACGATTAGTTAATGGAAAATACAGATAGTCTCTTTTTCGAGGTTGTGAATCTGCTCCAAAAATCGATTGAAAGTATGTGTGGTCAATGTGGATTTCAAACGGTATCTCAAAATCTACACCAAACTCGTTGAATACTGGTTTTGAGTCTGGAAAGATATTATCTGGTACCATGACCTTAACACATTTACGATTTGTAGTTTTGTATAAGGTCCATTCTTTAAAAATGAAATCACCAGATTGTCTGTCAGGCTCAGTTTTGAAGTAAACTACCTCGTGGCCAAATATCTTGTTTGTCTGTAGACTTAATTCTCTTGCAATACCAATTGCTGAGTCAACACCATATGGATTAAAACTAGCTTCGCGGTCCGCGACTATGACTGGACAGCCTTCGGCATTGCATGATACTGACCCATAAGATGTTTCTGGAGTTGAGATTGAATCACTGGTAACTGTTAATTGAATTTCTTCAATCACAACTGGCTGAGCTAGTGCAGCATATGTTGAATTATCATATGTGAACTTAAACTCAAAATGCATTGACACAGTTTCGTCAATCATCACTGAACTACTATCTGTAAAGTTAACCCATAGTGACCAGTTTTGGCCGTCCTTTGACCATCTAAACTGTCGAGTTAGGTTTGCTGCTGAATTATTGTTTAATTCTAAAAAATCAGTAATACTGAGTATTTGCACAACGTTTGGCACAGGAGCATCCAGTCTAAAAATTCGATAGTTTTTACTATAGGTTATCGAATTATTAGCTGAGTCTGTAACTAATTTAAAGAGTAAATTCCGCATCAATCGTGCTTTTTGTTATTTATCGCAGCAGTAATCTAATTGTATGTTTGAATAAATAATCAAAAAGATCGGGGTACGATATGAGACCACTTAACCCCAAACTTGTACTTGACCCGATGTGGTTGTGTCAAGCAAATTATGTAGACCTGGAATACTATACGTATGTCCTATTGGATGCTCAACAGAAGTATTTAAAAAACTTAGAAGCAGACTTTAGTAATTTCTACGAAATAGCCTTTCACTATTTTAATCTAAACACAGTGTTAGCTGATAAAAAGCTGTATAATTCAAGCCTGCAGATAATTAATAGTGATCGAAATCTGGTCGAAATCGTTAATACTTTAGCTAAACGTGATGATTTAGGAGAAGGTTCCAAAATCATGACTAGGGCGTCTGAAATTCTGGGACAAACGCTAAAGATTTATTTAGAGAGACAGACGTCAGTGCTTAAGAACATGCACTTCTATTTTAATAACGTTAAACTACATCGAGAGAACAAGATTTACATTGTATGTCGTAGCACAAAAAATGATGTCTATGATATTATTAAGCTTAACTTGGCAAGCAAACGGCCGCTTGCGTGTTCTCTAATTAAATGTGCATCGGTTAAGCTGCCTGACTTGAAAGAAAATGAGTTTAAAGCTCGTCTGCTTGCTGAAAAACCGCTATTAACAGATTTTTCACCTGAGAATAATGTGATAGTATGTACATACGATGACCTTGTCCCAGAACACGATGCGATTTGTCTAACTAAGGACCTAATTATTCTAAATAGATTAGTCAATCAGCGCGGTGGATTTGATTCCAATGCAATCCTCGATGCATATCGATTGCTTGAAAAGAAGAAAGCTATTCCTTTTAAATTAAAGGTTTAATCTGGTGAGGCAGTAGTAGTAAGCTGCTGACCTGTTTCTTCACCATTCGAACATACTCCAGATTCGATTATCCATCCAGATCCATAGATTCGAGTTGATACATTGAGCGTTGGGTTTCCAGGTAAAGTGCATAAGAAATCGTGAGGTTGAACTCGGCTGACAGTTGACTCTATTCTATCTGAGGCTGGGCTTGTATACATATATCGATTACCTAACAACTCAATTCTAGGAGATGATGGGGTTGAACCTTGACAATAATAACGGCCAAAGATTGTACTAGGCGCAATTGGTTCAAGATTAATCGTAGTTGAAGATTGTCCATTGTTTACTTGTGCATACAGCGGAGTCTCACGTAATGACGGTCTAGTTACAGTCACTGCTCTAAGCTTTACATCAATTATTGCTGCAACGTCTGATGCAAAATTTGGCATGCCAGAAATTCTCATACCGTATGTTTCTATACCGGATTGAGCAACGTCAGTGCTAGTAAATCCTAAGTCTAACGGAGTTTGACCAACTTGTCCTTCAATTGGAAATGCTACACCTGAGTCTAATGTAAACTTAACATCAATCGCAAATGTAACGAACACATACTTACCGATTTTTACGTAACGACCAACTGCGTTTGATACTTGATAGTTATTACCGCTGTTGTTGTCCGTGCCGTATACCATTGCCGTAGCAGTTTCAATAACTGGCACCCAGGTTCCTTCTTCATAATCATCAAGTGTATTTGGATCAGAACTTGCAACTTGAGTAGCTGGAAAAGGTAGGCCTTGAGAAAGTCTATCGTTTTTAACTTTAACGGCAGTACCTAAACTAATTTCCTTAGCTGGATCATCTACACTAATTGCTAAATTACCGCTCGCTAAATTAAAATTAGCATGGTTAATTTTTAAGGCTGTAATATTGGATGAAGTCTTTAAATTTACTTGAGCGGCTGTTGCATTATCAAAGCCTAATGCCATGTGCATTGTACCAGCCTTTGATAAGATTAAGCCGTCTGTTGTTAAATTCGCAGAAGGCAGTCTGTCTGACAAAACTGGCGAGGTCGTTAAACCTAATTGAACGATTTGGCTAACGGTCGGTGTGCGTTTATTAACTGCAAGTAGAATTTCACCATTAAGTGAATTTATACTGGAAGTTGGACCAGATAGATCTAACTCTGCTCTATTGTAGATGTCTCCCTCTAGCGAACCTGCACCAACTCGGTATTTTCTAATTTTTAAGTTTTGTTCAGTTGGAGTTAATACGTATTGTTCAGTATCACCGCCTAATGCTATGGAAAGTTCGTCAACTGAACCAATTTCAAGTTGGTGTCTCCAGCCTGTTAAACTGCTTGGTAAAAATGCATAAATCTTGGCAATTGCACTGTAATCAAAGATGTCATCAGACTCTGCACTATTCTCAACTAGACTTCCAGCTTGAATCCTCCAAGTCTTCAGTTCATTAAAATTGGATAAAACTAATTGAGTATTACTTGGATTAGCTGATCCAGTATAGTACATTGGGTGAGTACTTGCTAAACCTGAGTTAGTTGAATCAACTCCATTAGTTCTTAAAAACTTTGAGTGTTTTGAATCAGAATCTCCACCACCAACTCCTAATTGAAATACTTTATATGTATCTTGTAGAGATTGTGAAGTAAGTAATGATTGAAAATCGACAACTTCTTCCCAGACTCCGCTAGTGGTTACTCCTTTTACAAAAATTTCTTTAGTATTAATAAAGAGGTCTCCATTTTCTGAATTTGGCGCAAGAGCCGGTAATAAAATTGGAGAATCAATAGTTAACGTTGAATAAACTTTAGCTCCCCTAGCACCAGTTGGGCCGACTGGTCCAGCTGGACCGATTGGGCCTTGTGGGCCAGTTAGACCAATTGGTCCAGCTTCGCCCAAACCTAATGTAAGAAGCTGATTAAAATTGAAGTTAATCTTTTGGGTTAGATTAGCTTGACTATCTGATGAAAAAACTTCTTGTAAGTTAATCGATACTGACATTAGATGAATTTGATTTTTATTCTAAATCCAATATACATTCCAGAATTAATTGGTTTATCAATTGTTCCCTCTAGCATATTTGGGTTTTGATTATTTATTCGAATACTTTTAGTTTGGGTGTACCCTTCATTTATGAATTGATCTAGCGTTCTAGAAACAAGGGATATTGTCCCTGGAGCTAGCGTTTTATCAATCTTTTGCCAGACTTCAACGTCATCAACTTTGTATAATCCCTGTAAATTTTGTTTGGCATAGGCCTCAGTATATTGGTCTAGAGTCAATTCACCAAGTAAAGGAATTGACGAAGTGATAGTATTACCATTTTGGTCGACAAAGAATTTTTCGAATTCAGTATAGAGGCCCTTA